CTCAAATCAACTGATTGAAACCATGCAGGATGTTGAAAACGCTAAATGGACGGAACGTGGAGTCCTCATGGATGTGACTATTAAGAAAAAATCAGGTAAGACGACCATAGAAACTGCCAAAGCCCATCCAAGCTGGGTTAGTCGTACTCCAAAGGGAGGCTATTCTCCAGAAGGGTATCCACTCTATCTTTACCAAACCTATATCTTGGAAGATTTTATAGAGGGAGGAAAATACCGCAGTCAGTTAGATGAGGCTATCAAGGAACGGGTAGACATAGCTTACAAAGAAATGAATGAGCATGTAGGTTTGAAGTGGTAGTTATTTGAACTACAAGGAGACATGATGGAAATTAAGATTATTGCGACAGACATGGATGGAACCTTGTTAGACCCGAGAGGTCAGCTGGATCTTCCTCGTCTAGAGAAAATTATAGATCAGTTAGACCGACGTGGCGTTCGTTTTGTCATTGCAACAGGAAATGAAATTCATCGTATGCGTCAATTACTGGGACATCTGGCAGAGAGAGTAGTTCTCGTTGTTGCTAACGGTGCTCGTATATTTGAAAACAATGAATTACTTCAAGCACAAACTTGGGATGACGATATGGTTGATAAAGCTTTAGCTTATTTCAAAGGCAGAGAATGCCAAAATCAGTTTGTTGTAACTGCTGTGAATGGTGGTTTTGTCAAGGAAGGTACAGTTTTTACAGAACTTGATAAATTTATGACACCAGAGATGATTGAAAAGCTCTATCAACGAATGAACTTTGTTGATGAATTTGACTCCAGTCTCTTCGGTGGTGTTCTCAAGATGAGTATGGTAGTCGGTGAAGAGCGATCGGAATCCGTTTTACAGGAAATCAATGACTTGTTTGATGGTCGTGTTCGAGCTGTTTCCAGCGGTTATGGCTGTATTGATATCTTACAGGATGGCATACATAAGGCCTGGGGCTTAGAGGAATTGCTCAAACGTTGGAACTTAAAACCTGAACAAATCATGGCCTTTGGTGATAGTGAAAATGACATTGAAATGTTAGAGTTGGCAGGAATTTCATACGCTATGGAAAATGCAGAAGAGGCTGTTAAGAGAGTTGCGACAAAAGTAGCTCCAGCCAACAGTCAGGCAGGTGTTTACAAAGTTTTAGAGAACTGGCTAGAAAGAGGAGAATAACTTGGCAGTACAGCTATTAGAAAACTGGCTCTTAAAAGAGCAGGAAAAAATTCAAACCAAGTATCGTGAACTCAATCAGATTTCGGTAATTGAACCAGATATCATCTTTATTGGAGATTCTATTGTTGAGTATTATCCCTTGCAAGAATTACTAGGGACAACAAAGACCATTGTGAACCGAGGTATTCGAGGCTATCAAACTGGACTTTTACTAGATAACCTTGATGCCCACCTCTATGGTGATGCAGTGGATCAAATTGTGATTTTGATTGGGACCAATGACATCGGGAAAGATGTTCCAATGAGTCAAGCATTAACGAATCTTGAAAGTGTAATTCAAAGTATTTCTCGTGACTATCCGCTGTCACAGATTAAGCTAGTTTCTATTATGCCAGTTCATCAAGGGGAAGAATACAAACAGACAGTTTATATTCGTACAAATGAAAAAATTAAAGAATGGAACCAAGCCTATCAAGAGCTAGCTTCAGCCTATATGCAGGTAGAATATGTGTCTGTTTTTGAGAAATTACTTGATCAGGAAGGACAGCTCAAGGAGGGGTACACAACAGATGGCCTTCACCTCAGTGTCTCGGGTTATCATATTCTATCGGAAGCCTTGAAAGATTACATTTTCTAGGCATCTACTTGCTTTTTTGCTTTTTTAGCTTAGATAAGGTATAATATTTTTATTGTCTTTGGGGTCGTTACGGATTCGACAGGCATTATGAGGCATATTTTGCGACTCGTGTGGCGACGTAAACGCTCAGTTAAA